TTAAAAAAGGAATATATACATTGACTGTAGCGGGGAAAAAATATTTAGATGATAATATAGAAACTATGGAATATATGTCATCAAATCCTTTTGATTATGATGATATTCAAAAGCTCTCTCTTGACACAATCAAAACAAAAGGAAAAAAACGAAAGATAATAGTTTATGATGAAAAGGAAATGGTTGTTGAAGGAAAAACTATTTTCAAAGAAACCAAACATAAAAAACGTTGTACAAAGTTACGTAATGCTGTAATTCAAAAATTTACTAAAGAGAATGGGCATATATCATGCAGTGTATGTGGATTTGATTTTGAGGAAGTTTATAAGGAGCTTGGCAAAGGATATATAGAAATACATCATGAAGTTCCTATATATCAGTATTCAGATGAAGGTTTTGGACAGTATGTTGAAGAGGCGGTAAAGAATATGAAACCGTTGTGTGCAAATTGTCATCGGATGATACATAGGCAAAAAAATCCTCTTTCGATTGAAGAATTAAAAAGAATCGTAGGTAAAAACAATGAATAATGAATTAAGAAATGTTGCGGAAAATATGAGAGAACTTGGTTTAGGCGCTTTAACTCATGCAAATAGACATGCCGCATACCAAGACATAGTTAATGATAAGTGGGCAGAACTATCTGTTTTACAAGCTGCACATGCTGCGGAAATATTAATAAAAGCAAAAATTGCCGAAGAACATCCGTTACTTATATTTGAAAAATTTCCTAAAATAACAGATGATAATTTGTCGTTATTATCGTTATTTGAAGATGGGCATACAATTGAATGGTCTCAATTACCTAACAGATTGTGGGCAACTACGAGTATGCATCTACCCAACAAAGATGTTTTTATTCGGTTTGGAAAACTTCGGAATAGTATTCAACATTTTGGAGCAATCCCAAAAGATGTTAATGCTTCACTTGAAACATTAAGATTTATTTATTCAGTAATTGATCCATTTATTTATGAATGTTGGCAATTATATGCGATAGATTTTGATGAGGATTATGATTCTTATGAAAATTTTCCGCCAATACTTATCGATAGAAAAATTGAATTTTTGGTTTCACCAAGAGCGGCTGAATATCACGAATTTTGGGATAGTAATTTACAAAAGGCGAATGATACGTATAGATTAGAAATGGAAAAGAGAATTCAAGATTCTTTGAATAAAACCTCCCTTTAGTTTAAATAGGGAGGTTTGTTATTATAAGGTGTTCTACATTTCTATTGTTGCGACTACGAACATTGTAAGTATATTGATTATCAAAGGTTAAAATTTGAAAAATATCCTTGTAAAGCGAGTAAATAAATTCAGTATTTTTAATTACAAGGATAAACTGTGCCTTGGTTTTCTTTAAGGCTTCTGCAAGACGTTCTTGATCTTTTTTTGTGAAATCCTTTCCTTCATAGTTAGAAAAATCTGTATCATATGGCGGATCCAAAAACATAAAATCATCAGAATTCAGTTCTATGTTGTCTAAAAAATCCTCAAAGTCAGTGCAATAAATATCAGTACCGTCAAAAACATCTTCCACTTCATTGTTGAACATATTATCTATTTTCTCTTTAAAATTTTTTCTGTTATATGATATACCACCATACGGTATATTAAATTCTCCTTGGCGATTATATCTAAACATCGAGCCGTAGCAATATTCTCGTATAAAGTAAAAATTGGCTACCTTATATTGTTTGGAAACACTTGTATTGCGTCCTAAATTTATATCGTTGTATATTTTTCTGAAATACATATAATAACCACTTGTAAAACCGGTTATTAAATTATTCTTCAAATCATCATCAGAAAAAGAAGCTTTTTTATCATTAGTTACTGTTCTTTTTATTTTGTCGACAGACATCTTTATGATAAACCCCAAAAATTCATCTTCAGATAAAATTAAATTTGATATGTTTTTAAAATAATCATAATCAAATAATTTTAATACCAATGCAGTTACTGTTTTTTTCAAGTTGTTGACTTCTAATTTTTGATCCTTGTAAGAAAAGAATATTTTCGATATATCAGAGTAGTTATACTCGCATATGTCAACAAGGCTATTAAAACTTAAATTATATAAGTTTAAATACTCCAAAAATTGCTTATCTTGGATTTTTAACAAAGAATAATAATCCATTAATGTTTCAGATATATCGTTTATTGCGGCGTTTTGGGGCTTTAAATAAAAATATAATGCACCACCACCAAAAAATGGTTCTACATATCTGTTAAATTCAGGTATCAAATGTTTAATTTGTTTTATTTCACTTGATTTGCCTCCGGGCCATTTAATTAATGGGTTCATCTTTTTCGTCCTCCATATATTCAATGATGTCAAGAGTTGTACAATTAAATAAATCACACAGCTTATTTAATGTTTTAAAGCTAATAGCATTTTGTTTTTCGTGATATAGAAACGACACTGTATTACGAGCCAAACCAGTTTGATTGCATACATCTTGTATTGTCATTTTGTGTTTTCCCATTAAAATTGATAAATTACATTTTATTGACATATAAATCACCTCTTAATTTATTATAGCATAATACATCGATAAAGTAAAGTTGAATGATTATAAAACATATTAAAATGATTAGAAATCTAATTATTTACTGTAATATATAACAAAGCACGAAAAACAACCAGTGGTTCATACAAAAAGGGTTAGTACGCATGACGAAACTAAAACATCCGAAAGATTGTAAACATGATAAAGCTAAAAAGTGGTGAATCAGAAGATATCTGGGGTTCTATATTGAATATATATTATACAGACTGTACTCAAGCTATAGTTTGGGTACTTTTTGCTTAATTTGGTTGGCCTTATTGATTGATATGTGGGCGGATATAATAATTAAATAGATGGAATTGATATGAATGAGAATGAGTAAGGCTGGTTAGAAGAAAAGTATTTTTTATTAGACAGCATAAAATTTTACAAATATATACATCTTGTAAGAATATACGTTTTGCTATTTAAAACTAAAAATGTAACAAAATAAACTTTGCTCGTTGATATATTATATGATTTATGCTATACTTTAAAGTAAGAAAAGTGATTTGTTTTGTATCTGCAAGATGTGGCACAAAATGCAGTGATTTTAGAATTTAAAGTGTGCGTTAAAAATGAGACGGCGGATGATGCCACAAAATGTGCTTTAAAGCAAATAAATGACCGTGACTATGCATCAAAAGCAAGGGAAGAAGGGTATAAGAATATTATCAAATACGGAGTGGCGTTTAAAGGTAAAATGTGTTATACGATTGTGGAATAATGAAAGGCAATGAATTATAAGAGAATTCAGTTATTCGAAAAATTTGAATAACTGACACAGAGGATTTTGCAGATGAGTTAGCTTCAGTTATAAGGAATATAAATATTGAAAGGTATATTCTGATTGAAAAATGAAATTTATGTGTATGATAAGTACCAATAAAGAAGAATTCATAAGTGAAAGAGGAGAATACCCGCCAAGATACCCACCAAGATACCCATCAAGATAAAGTGGAAAATAAAAAATGTGAAATACAAAACACAAAAGGAAGAAGTTATGGTAGTTAAAGATTTATTAATGCAGTGTTTGACTGATGATATTATAAAGGTTGTATGGAAAAAAGGATATGAAAATGCGAATATTGACAAGGTGTATAATTCATATTCGCCTCTTATTACAGAATTGAAAAATCGTATCCCGAATATAAGCGATTATGTTATATTAGGGATTGATTGGATAAATTTTGGTGAGCCTATGCCAGACTGCGTATTATATAATATAAACGAAATCAAAACCGAATTTAAAATAAATGATAAATTCGAGAAAATATCAGATGTCAA